CAGTGAATCTTCTTCCGCCCGTTTGTCCAGATAGGCTTTGATTGCCTGTTTGAAACTTTCATTACTTGCCATGGTCGTTAGTTGTTTGTCAAAAATGGAATCATGCTTTTCATCTGATAAGCATCGTTAATGTTGATAACATCGCCGCTTTTCTCATCCGGACAGGCGGCTCCATCAAAGCTATTTTCCGGATTTATCGGAGAAGGATTGATTTTGTCAATCAGAATGTTTTTAATATCCATAATTTTAATGTATTGGTTTGACTTTTAGTTTGTTATATCAGTAAAGATAAACGTTGAGAACAAGTTTTACAAACAGAAACTTCGCCATTTTTACGCCTTTTTACCGGAGGGTAAAACGGTCAGAAAACCACGTCGTACAGTTTCGTTAAAGACAGGCAGGTCCTCAGCTCTGACATACACCTCAGATTCATGGTTCAGGGTAAGATATGAACTGAAACCGAAACGTTCACATATCTCTTTACGTCTTTTCATGCCTTTGGAGCTCCACTTTATTTTGATTTTTTCCATAAATCTATTATTTGCTTGGATTCTGCATCACCGGATTCCGCACGGCGTTTTAGTTCGTTGTACCAGCTCAAAGAAGAATATCCTTCGGGTGGAGTGAATCTTCTGTTCTCTATCTCATTCTGGATTCTTTTTCGGTTTATAGCGTCCAGCTCATAATTCCTTTCCGGGCTGAACTCCTTGAAAAAGGCATTGCCAATTCTTCTGGCATCGAAAGAGGCGAATGAATTATCATATTTTCCAGCTTTGTAGCGTGCGAAAAACAACATCAACTCAGAAAGTTTGTAAGCCTTAACCTGTGAGGCAAAGGACTGGCAGAAGATTCTTATTCCGTCAGCAACTCCCTTTTCCTTGCTGTTGGAAGCCCCGAATATGCCGGACACCTGTATGTCAATCCAATATTCGGAGGAACCATGGCCGTAGAGCGCATCATACTGCATCAGCGAGGGACAGTCTGCCATATAAGCCTTTTCCGGATTCTGAAGGGTATATCCCCATTGAGTTGGTGAAAATACTCTTTCAACCTCAGAACGGTCTTTCCATTTGGTCAGCCAAGCCTTCTTCGAGGTCTCGCTTATGTTGTTGTAGCAAGCTAAGAGCGTAGGCGTTAGCTTCCTGCTTGCTTGTATAACAGCTCCTATTGTTCCCATTGTTTCGTTGTTTTTCAAGCTCAATTTTCAGCCATCTAGCAAAGTGTGATTTCGCATCCTTTGGTGCTTTCCTTACCTCTCCCTCGTTTTGAAGTTTCTCGAAAAAATGTTTTAAATACGTTTTGAACATATCTACCGTAAAATCCTTGTAACCGGAATTACGTGTATTCATCGTTACGATTTCACTCCAACTCATGTCCCTTGACAATTCCTCATAGCATTCGTCTAATTCTTTGCCTAAAATTTCGGGAGGGGGAAGATTTTCTTTATCTCTCGATAGAGAGATTTCTTTATTATTTCCTTTCCTTTTCTTTGTGGTGTTTTTGCATACATTAATGTCGGCAGTAAAAGGGTTATTGCATACATTAACCCCGCCATTGCAAACATTAACTGTATCGCTCGATACATCTCCATCGTCGGAAGAAAAAACTTCCTTGTTTTCGCAACCGCTAACTTTGATTAATAAGTATCTAAAATCATCCACAGATTTACGCCTTTTAGATATTTTGAAATATCGCTTTTGGATGCCCGCACTGGTAAGAACTCCCATCGAATCAAACAGGTCTTTGTCAAAGAAGCCCCATAAGACTAAACGGTTCATTATGCTGTCGAGCAATTCAGAAGACACTCCGGGCAGGTCTCTAAGGAGTTTGAATTTCAGCAGATCATTCCACAATATGAAATATCCATTTCGGTATATCGCACAAAGCAGCTTGATTACAACAATTTCTCCTTTAATCCCGAATTCCCCGGATATGGCTACAATCTTCTCATCATTAAAGAAATCAACGTCAAAAGGGAAATAATCCAATCCCATTTTATTAGGTCTTGCCATAGGCGTTTCCTTTACCCGAATTCAACCGGGGTTATTTCATACTCGACACGCGGTTCTTTCCGGTCAACGAATTTTTCAATCTCTATGTACACGCACTGACGGTCGTTTTTGATTGTTCCCGTCATTTGCAGACAGTCAAGCAGTATTTTCAGTGAGTTGTCCAAATCCGGCCGTTTGCTGTTATAATAGACTTTTGCCCTCAGTCTGAAATATCCCTCAATCATCCGTCCCCGTTCGGGGCATTGGATATAAAAATTCTTTTCGTATTCCTTGAGCACTTCCTGTTTTGCAAGCGAGGAATGTGTCTTTCGGGTCTTGGGATCAAAATGAGAAACAATCTTGTAACAATTGCTCTTTGATGGTATTTGTCCTCTTATGATATACATGATTATAATATTACGTTAGTTAATTGTTTGCCATTGCTCTTGATGCACCATTTGTCCTTTTCCGGTTGTTCTACCCTTAAATCCTCGACTTTCCCGAATGTCCTGATATTGCCACATAAGTCTATGACCCAGCCGTTCTTGCCGGGGCACGGACGAATGACACGTCCGACCATCTGATAATACAGTGAGAGTGACATGGTAGGTCTGCAAAGCACGACGGTGTCAAGTTCTGGATAGTCAAACCCTGTGGTAAGCACGCCGACATTGGCTACAACTTTTATTTTCCCGGCTTTGAATTCGGCAAGTATTCTCTCACGGTCAGATTTGGTGGTATCCGCGCTTACAACGGCGCTGTCAGGAATCTCCCGTGCAAGCATTTCAGCCTCGGCGGTGAACCGGGTGAAAACAAGCATGCCTTTACGTGCTCCCCCGACTTTGGGATGAAGCAATCGTTTCACTATGGAGATGAGATAGCCGTACAGATCCACACGCCGGAATTCATCAGACAGGCTTGCGTCGTCAAAATCAGCTCCGGAAGAGTTTCTCCTCACTTTGCTCAGGTCAATTCTCGTGACATCGTAATACTTCAACCGGGAAAGAAACCCTTTGGCAAGCAATTCGCTTACCTGGCAATAATACAGGACCTGGGAGAAGACACGCGGACGGGTACGGGTGAGAAACTTAAGCATACTTCCGTTCATGCAGGAATATAACCGGTATGGGGTGGCGGTAAGCCCTACAATCCTTCTTTCAGCCTGTTCGAAGAATCTCTTGTACATTCCGTCGCTCGGCTTGACAAGATGACATTCATCAATCAGAATGTTCTTGAAATGCTGGAAGTCCTTCATATGCCGGATGACACTGCCGATAGTGGCGAATGTGATGCGGCTGATCTCTTTCCGGCCCACTGACGCGGAATATATGCTGCAATCCCAAATTCCGTATGTTTGCAGCTTCGCAAAGTTCTGTTCCAATATTTCTTTATTAGGCTGGAATACAATCAGAGGCTCCTCAAGCCTCGCTGCTATATCCGCTATGATGAGTGATTTGCCCGCACCTGTCGGAAGTACCAAAAGACCGTTCCTGCCTGACTTCATCTTAAAACACATTACAGCGGCATCACTGGCTTTTTTTTGATAATCTCGTAATTGATATTTCATAGTCTGATAACTCCTTTATGAACTTTTTCGTGGCAAGAGGCGCATAAGGTGACAAGGCAGTCCAGATGTTCGAGTTCATGACCGACTATGGACATTCCGTTCACCTTATAGCGCATATGATGTACTTCCAGCGGATAGAGGGCGTTACAATGCCGGCATTTGTGTCCGTCCCTGATACGTATTTCCCTTGCAACCTTCTCCCAATATGGATTCCGTGTCAGGGAGAGCGCATACGCCGACTTGCGTCCCCTCTTATGCCATAGCCTGCTCATCAGTTTTCTTCTTCGTCAGAATCAACACATCCCAATGCATCGTTCAGATCATCTTCATTACCTAGCTCGTCGTCGCTGTCATCCGGAATCATGTCATGTTCGTTGTCAAAATCATCATCGTCAGGTTTCTCCACTGCCGGAAAATCCAGTCCGAACAGTTCCATCATGGCTGTGCGGTTTCTATCCTCCTGCGCCCACAGGGAAGATTTGTCGTAAGATGAAATCTTTTCAGCCTTGACCAGCAGAACACGGCCGTTTATTACCGAATAGAAAAGGTAGTAGCCGTTCAGGGCTATACGGAATGTCTTGGTTGGCGGCAGCTTCTTTTCCTTTGTGCCTTCCGTCACCTTGGCGGCATAATCCTTGATCTGTCTGCTAACCGAATTAAGAGCCTCCTCAGCGTCCGCCTTCAGTCGTTTGGCCTCTAACTTTGCACTCAGCAGTTCTGCCTCGGCACTTGGCAGCTCTTTCTCTACGAGCTCACAATACTTCTTTCTGATCTCGTCTTTTTCAAAATTATCCATATATCTCATTGCCAGTTCATTCTCCGGGAACATGACATTGAAATGCTCGTTGACAGCCTTGATGATCTCCTTCTCGTTTTCAGCATTTCCGAATGTCAGTTCAAGAGGGAATGTGTCTTTTACAACTTCCGGCAGGACAAATTGCAGTTCCTCCGGTTCATAATCGTTTGTAATCATAATTATATTTTAATTTGTTATTATTAATATCTGCCTTCATACTCGGCTACAAAGGCGGAATAGTACTTATCGGTAGGCAAGGGGAGTATGATGCCAAAATCATTGTTGACATCAGCCTTCACGCTTTCCATGAAGTTTGTCATTTCCAAGGTATTCAGCTTGCTTGTGCCACGGGATATGGTTTCGGTCTTTCCACCTATGGTCACCTGTTTGCTCAGAAATTTCTTGCAGTAGAGATCATGTATGTCCTGCACACCGTCAGCGGTGCTCCAATATTCCTCTCCTGTGTATTCCCTGAAACAGGCCCCGATACATCGGAACCATTGCCACATGAGGGCATTCTGGTTGAGGGTACGGGGCTTGGTCTTGCGTTTGATGGTGAGGGTATATTCCCCATTTCTCAGCAGGCTTAGCATGAACTCAAACGGTTTGTCAAGAGTTGCTTTACCGTCTTTCTTTATAATAGTGGCTTCCATCAGCAGGGCAACTCATCATCGGAACTGGCATGTTGTGTCTGCTGCTTGACAGTTACCATTTCCATGCTTTCTGCAAATATCTCAACGACAGTATGCCTGACACCGTTCTTGTCTTCAAACGACCGGCTTCTGATTTCGCCTTCGACATATACCTTATCCCCTTTATGAAGATACTTCTTGGCTGTTTCGGCAATACCACGCCATACTACGATATTATGCCATTCGGTACGTTCGGGAATTTGTGTGCCATTTGGCAAAGTCTGTGCGCGCTTGGTCGTGGCAAGAGAGAACTGGCCGACGGCGACACCGCCCTCAAGATATCTGACATCGGGATCCTTTCCGAGATGTCCTAACAGGATTGCTTTATTCACACTCATTTTCTTTCTCCTTTCTTATGGTTATACGAATAGATGCTTTTTTTTCGACAGATTTCAGATACTTTGAATACAAATCCGGATAGTCAGTCTGGAATGCCTTGGTGTCGAATGACTTGCCTGTTGTGGCGGGAGTGACGGAAGCACGCAGTCGTCCGGCATCCCATACATTCACCCCATTCTCTATCATGGCGTTTTTCAGTCCTTCCTTCATCTGTTCGCTCTGTTCCTTGGCAAAATCCAGCTCTTCTTGGATATCAATAAGCATTTGTACAGCCGCCGCAGTCATCAACTGCAGGTTTCCGGCAGGTGTTATTTCTGTGGAAAGGTATTTCTCACCCTTCACTTCGCATTCCATGAGGCGCATTACTTCTTCATCAGACCTGCGCTCAACAGGAATAAGCTCGGACTTGTCTCCACGGAGCCAGACCCCGTACAGGTTTCTGACTTTCAGTCCGGGATTCTGCCTCTCAAAGAGGTATGCGTATATGGACAACTGCCAGCTAAGGGATTCTTTGTCTATCCGGTAAGTGGTCTTGATATCCGCCAGGCTGATCTCACCTTCCTTTTCCCATACACAGTCGATGTTGGATGCGAAGTACTCCTCATCGGATACTGTGTATTCGTTGGCCAGCGCGTCATATCCGGCATTCATGCGCTCACGTAAATAGTTCTCCGCCTCGATGCTTTCAGGTTCGAACCCTGTCGAGTCCACAAACTCGCATTGTGAATGGATACGGCTGCCCTTGTCGGCCGCACGCCTCATCACATGGTCGGGAACGCCTTTGTACTTGTCGGGAAACAACTGCCGGCTGATCATACCGGTAATTCCCCGGAGCTGTTTCTCTCCAAGAAAATAGGTGTGGTTCTCTTCATTGAAAACCACAGGGGACTTTACTAATTTTATCATTTCTTTTCAGGATATTTTTTGCCCATTTCAATACAGGCGTTACGAAACTCGTTATTGTTCTGCATGACTGTGTATCTTTTCCAGACAGACAGGACCTGCGCCCGTGACTTGCAGGCATTCATCTCATCAACTGCCTGTTTCAGTTGCGCACCGGTAAAAGCGGCAGGAGTCTGTGCCGGATTTTTAGGCACGGTTCTGGCAGGTGCCTGTTCTTTCACTTTCTCTTTCACTTCACCGAAAACATATCTTACGTCACCTCTGCCGTCAACAATCACCAGTTTGGAGATTTCACGCTGCTGGTTGTATTCAATCGACTGTACGTTGAACTTGGTATTTGTTCCAAAACTCTTGGAGCCATTGTAGCCGGTTTTTTCATATACTTCCGAGGAATCCAACGTTATCCAGATGAAGGGAGCCGTGTAAAGCTCACGACCGATTCCCCAGTTGAAAGCGGCGCGTTTGAAGGCATCGGACGCCTGTCCTTTTTCCTTCTCGGTATTGGACTCCGTACCCACATCCTGTTTGTTTACCCATACGCCTTTATCAGCGTCCCAGACAGATATCGTGCAGAACAGGTTTCCGTTTATCAGTTCGTGGCTACGCTGCCAGTTGTTTGGACCATAGACCTCATCCAGCATACGCATATCAACACGGGCATCTTTATAGAGCAGGAGGGAACAGCCGTTCTGCTTCATCGTGCCGACTCTGCATTCAATCTCGGAAGCCAATAATGTTCTGATTTGACTTCCTTGTGCTTTTTCTTCTTTTTTAGCAGCCATAATTTAATTTTATTGGTTTGACTTTTAGTTGTTTATATCTATAAAGTTATCTTTTGTTGACAAGTTTGGCAAACAGAATCTTCGCCATTTTATCGCCATTTTCCCAAAGAATTAGGAGAATGGAAAAGCCAAAGAATACAATTTTACTCTCCAGCTTCCCGTTCCTGATGATGAACTTGGATAGCAACCCCGAAGAGGGATTCTTTGGGGTATATAATACAATCAGCCAATATGCTGATACAATTTATAATTCTAATAGCATGTTTGTAAACCGGTAAAAAGGTGCACTATCTTCACAGACCATGCACCGAAATCACAAACATAAAATAAATGCGACAAAACTACTAGTCAGACCTTCACAGGTTCATGGTGGAGAAACCCGGATTCGAACCGGGATGAGTTGCCAGGTCCGCCACATCCAAGGTTGGCCGTCCTGTCATCTAATGGTGCGTCTGCCTATTCCGCCATTTCTCCGTTTTGCCACCGTACCGCTGTACGGTGGACTTTTCTCATCTTAATCTATTATTATGAAAAATACAATTATCCTCACGGACGTCACGCATGAGGGTATCGAACCCTCCCCGACGAAGATCAGTCTTCCGAACTCTTGGGAAACCCGGTTGTTTTATGCGTGTTATAGCCACCCCATCCCGTGAGGTGGCCCACATTAAGTTTCATTTATGTGATTCGAAATTCACCCTCACGGGCTTTGTTCCCGGATAGTCGGTCAGGACACACCGGGATAAATGAAGATATAGAATATAACATATAAAAGAGGGCTTCCACCTCACGCTGTCCTTTCCAGCGGCTTTGGGTTATTATTATCTAACAAATTGTTCTCTGCTTCACTGCCTTGAAGTCTCTAACATGGCTACGTTTATACGGGTAGGTACGGCTCCCGCTCTTCAGGTAAAAATATGCAATTGCATCGTGGACGATACGGGACTTGAACCCGCGACCCTCAGCTTGGGAAGCTGATGCTCTGCCTCTGAGCTAATCGTCCATGCGCCCGGACACTTCCGGGCTTGATTGATTAATTAGTATTCAATATGATTGAAAGGTTCACCCTCACGGGCTACTGGTGCGGACGGGCGGACTCGAACCGCCGACCTCACGGAAAACCATGCGCTCTGCCTGACTGAGCTACATCCGCTTTGCCCGGACGCTTCCGGGCTGATAACAAGCAACCAGGATCAATCCTCACGGATCAACTTCTTTATATACCTGACCATATAACCGGGCATCATTCTTTCCCAAAGGAAAGCTGTACATATTGAATATACCAGCCCGATCACATTCAGATAAGTTATATGACCTTCATTATCCAGAGTGAAAGTCATCAGAGTGGGAACAGCCAGCAGGCTGATCCACATAATGAATAGTATTTTTTTCATTCTTGTTTCTTTTTTCCGGTTTTTCCAGTCTTTCTCATATTCCTGCAATGCATTAGTACTTGTGCGGCATTGCAGAACCATTTTCCGTTCTGCGAGTTTCTCGGCTTGACAGCCTCTATCTTGCCTGATTCGATCAGACGTTCCAGTTTTTTCTTTCCGCCTACTATTGCGGCTGCCTTTGTCTGTCCGAAATATTCTCCGGACATCACACGCATGATGTTATCCAGAAGGATATCAGCGGTATTGTCCATAAGCATAGTTGTCCTTACCTTGTTGTTGCATAGAAAAATCATATCACTGGGTTCTGGTTACTGTTACCGTTTTCTTTTCGATATTGGTTTTCGCGGACCATTTGTATCCGTTCGCACGTTCCACAGCCAGATTGGCACCATAAATCGTGCTGCCGATTGATCTGGCCTGACTTAAAGGGAATACCTCACATTCACCGACCGCCATTTTGCGGAGTGTCGGAACGATTTCTTTTTTTTCTGTTGTTTCTGTCATGATTGAAAAAAATTATAGTAATAGTTCTCCCGAGCCGATCCGGTCAGCGGCATCACGCCTTTTTCGGGAGATTTACTTAACTTTGTGGTGTCTAATCAAAAAATTAAGTGGTTATGGAAAAATATGAAATTGAAGAATGTCTTCACAAAGTATTTAAAAACTCACTTGATATGAAAGCCCAATGGATTTTCAAGATACAGAGTACAATACTCATGGTATCTTCAACAATCTTCGCTGTTATGGTTTCTTTTGCCAACGTTTCAAATGGCAGTCTTTGCAATCGTGTCCTCTTGGCATCCGCAATTTTATTAAATTCGGTATGTATCCTTTTCGCAAGCATATCTTTATTCGAGAATCGAGCCATGAGCAATGCATTGTCTCGCATTTCCTATAATAAAATAGTGGAATATAGAATGGGAATCCTTGGAATTGATTCTTCTTCCTCGAAGCAATACGTTGAGCGTAAGCCCATCTTCGCATTTTGTGAAAAAGCGTCTTACGTTTCATTTCTGTTATTTGTTTTAGCTTTGACAGCATGCGCCATATACAAGATTTGTTATACATAATTCAAATCTTAATTAGAGGTGACGGGCGGACTCGAACCGCCGGCCTCATGGGAACCATGTGCTCTGCCTGACTGAACTACATCACCTGTTATATATCGTAAATTGAAATCCATGTTTCAACGGCCCTTACAGGTCTAGCTGATTATTTTTACAACGACACGAGTCTGACCCTTACTCACAGCATTATGTCGTTGGCAGATTATGCTTACTCCCGTAGTCCGGTTTGTGCAGGAGGAAATCTGCGAACTCCTAAATACCAAGATGTCAAAGAACTCTTCTCTGTGTGTTCCCGGTCGCCCACCCAAGAGCATACCGGGTGGCGGTTGCCCGCCGGTGGTTTGGTTTGACTTCGGTGAGGTTACGGCTTCTGTACAAGAGAATCTTTCAAGATGCCTGCTGTAATTGCTATGGATTCAAGGGCAGCCTCAAGAACTTTGCATCTTTTTTCTGCCTCAGTCCAGAATTTTGCATTCTGGTCGCTTTGAAATTTCAGCTCCTTGTTTTGGGCTTCAAGTTCTTCAATTCGTTTTCTTAATTCTTCTTCCATGATGATTGATATTTGATTGGTATGATTGAATTATCTGGTTGCATATCCATTGGCCATGTCACCTGTCGGGTTGGCGTACAGGCTTTTCATCGTGAGTCCTGATTTTGGCAGGCGGGGCTTGATGTTCTGTGAGTAGTTATAGTCTTCCATGGCAAGAATGGCGTCTATCCAAGCTTGTCGTAAGGCTGATTTCAAAGTATATCCCTTATAAACTTTCATGAACGCCCATGCCCTCTGCATGATGGCTTTGCGGTTATATTTGCCATCCACAACTAACCTATAGTCGCGTTTTCTTGCGCAACTTTTATTACTATTCGATTGGATATGTGAACTATTATTCATATATTTGTTTATTGATTAATTGGTATTGCAAATATAACGCAAATGCGATAGTTTGCAAAATGAAAACTTGAATTATTAGCGCATTTGCGTTTTATTAACATTTAATTGAATTGGTATGATTGAAAACACAAGCTCTATTAATAGCAGAATTAGGGAAATTATAAATATTACTCACGTCACAGATAACGCTTTTGCGAAAAAAATCGGTGTTACACAGTCTGTAATAGCATCCATGTTTCAACGTGGTACAGAACCTTCGGCTAAAATCCTCACTGCAATTCTATCTACGTTTACTGACATATCAGCAGAATGGTTGCTTCGTGGTAAAGGAACTATGTTACTTTCGGATGTAGAGCATGAACGGAATATCATACCTGACTCTAACATGGAACGGATGAACCGACTTGTAGATACGATTGCGACTCTACAAGGTGCACTCAACGAGAAAGATAAAACAATAAAGTTGCTTGAAGAAAAGGTAAAGCGCTTGGAAACTGAGTTGGCAATGGTTAAGAATGAACGAAAAATTGGTTAGATATGTGGAGCTTTATTATTTTATTAGTTGTATTTCTAGTTTTGAGGTTTAAATATAAGATTATTGATATACTAAAATCTAAATTTCTTATAGAGATTAATACAATGACAATTTATACTGTCGTGTCTATTGTTGTTGCAATAATTGCTCTTAATATTGTTAATGGTAGATATTTAAAAAGTAATCAATATATAGTAAATGATCAAATCGAAAAAACAGAACCTGAAAAGAAACGAGGTGAAAAATACTATATAGTAAATGAAGATACGATTGCTGAATTTCTCTCTATGGATGGAACATCTTCTAATATATGGACTAAAAAAGCATATTCAAAGTCTGAAAAAGATAAGGTAGATAAAATAATAGAGCATCTTTTGCCTGGATATATATCTATGACTCATTTCTTGTTTACCGAAAAACATAGTGATAATATAGACAACCAAAACTATTACGGATATTACAATAACGGCGTACTGACTGTAAGGAAATCAATGGCTGAAAAAAAAGAGGATTTAAGATTTGATATGCAAAATGAAATTTCAGGTACAGGTATTGAGTTTGTAACTGTGTTCCTCGCTAAAATGGAAAATTTCTCTAAAAAAATAGATGATTACGATGACAACAATAAAACGCTTAGAAAAGAACTTATAAAATTTCAATCTAAAAACTTCCCGAAAGCTCGAAAAGAGTACTTTAAAAACGCGAAAGAACAATTATGGGAAAAAAATATAGACGTAAAGTTAAATGGGAGAAATATTACTTTTATCGGGTATATGTTTGTTGATAATAAAGTGAAAAAAGATACTTATGAAAAAATTATTGACGAATTAACGAAATTGAGATTTAAACGTGTTTCATTCCAATGGTATGATGGATCTGAAACAACATATTGGAACATAGATTCAAAAAATGATAATGAGATATGAAGTCGAAAAGTTTTTGAAAAGATATGCAGGTTGTAATCTGCTGTACGTTAAATTATAAAACATCTTCACGAAAGTCAAATAGAATATAATGATAGCACGTAATAGAATATGGGAGGAATTAAAGCAAGCTAAAGCCAACATACTTGGATTACAAAAGTATACTGATAAACAACGCTCATATAATAGATGGTATAATGGCATATTGGCCTTTACTGCTTCTGTTGGAGCATTAGGATATAGTATCAATGAAATTATCCCATTTATTACATCCATAATAATTGGGATTACCTCAATTGCTAAATCAATATTGCCAAACTTTTTGCAAAGTGCTCAAGATTTATCGGAGCTAGATGTTTTGTCTGATTTTTATGTACGTTATATGAATTCGTTAGAGAAAATATGGTATGATAATGAGAACAACTATGCAGATGAAAAGGAAACGATGGATCGTTTTTTTGAGCTTAAAGAAACTGAATGTGATAAAGAATCTGCATATAATAGGGGAGTAAGAAATATCTCGAAGAAGATGCAACGGGAGATTGATGCTGAAGCGGAGGAATATATAAACAGGGTTTATTTTGAAAAAACAGAATAGTAAAATATATAATTATGGCAAAAAATGGAATAGTAAAAACTACTAGAGGCGGCAACAATGCCAAAAGCAATAAAAGTTCAGGGAAAATGGATTCAGAGCAAAGAACTTATTCAATTCCTAGCTCATCTAAAGCACCTCCTCCTCCAAAACCTAAAAAATAAACCTTTTAAATATTATAATTATGGGAAATGATAAATTGATAGAAAAAAGTATACCGAGTACGGCTTCAACACCTCCTCCACCTAGGAGAGAGGAAAGAGAAATACCTAGTACACCTAAAACTCCTCCGCCAATAAAATCAAATAACAACAAGAAATAG